GCAGGCCGCTGGATGCCATAACTCAGCGGATTGATTTTCGCACAAATTGACAAAAGGTCAATATTCTTCTTCTTCTTCATCTTCCCAAGCCTGACAAACCCGCATATCGTTGCAGATAAAGTTAAGCTTTTCGCAATGCCCACGATACCCATAACCCGTGTCGTACCCAGCCATCGGGATTCGCTCAATCCGAACTTGGGTCATCAAGCTGTTGTCGTAGTAGCCACAGTTCGAGCAATGTTTGCGCCTTGCGTCCTTTGCATCACACTGCATGGCTTCTGCCAGTGAGTCATAAAACTCAGGGTTTGCCTTTGGGTCGTTGCTGGGTTCTTCAGGTCCGTAGTGCCAATCTTTTACCGCAATCAGAAAATTGGCTTTATTCTCTGCAACGGTTAAGAATTCCTCTTCGCTTGGTAAGCCCATGAAACCCTTAGGCATTATCATGAAGTCTTTCATTTTCTACTCCTTAAGAAATTTCACGACCTGATGCACGGATGGTCAAGGATGTTGCCGCCCCTGCGATTGTGGATATAAAGCCACTAGCCTCCAACGCTTGGCCTACCAACTCAGGGCAAGTGTAAGTTTCATCGGGCACTATGGTGCGTGTGTCGATTATTAGGTTGGATGCGCCTGCCGAGCCACCACTGGTCACCAAGTTGCAACTAAAAGTCACATTGTTGGCGCTAGTGTTAGTCACCGTGAATTTGTCAATAATCGCCTTGACATTGGTTGCGGTGTATTGCGTGGTCTGTGCGTTTTCAGCTTGTTTGGCTGGAATTAGGACTTTAACTGTTACTGTCATAGTACACCTTCAATGTTGTTGTTTACTGTAAGAATTATGGACGGGATTGCGGGAACTGGCGCTGTTGCTGGAACAGCCAAAACTTCAACGCTTAAATCAGTGACTGAAAACATTACCTCAACAAAGTCGTTTGCTTTTAAATCTAAAAACAAATTGTAGGCTGAGAAAATCTCTGCGTTGTTTCCCTGAATACGGATAAACCCTGCGCTGTTGGCAACATTTACACCATTTAACCTGAACCAAATGTAAAACTCCGCAGTGCCGCCCGATGTTTTATCTATTTGAAAGCTGAGAGCAAAGTTGTATAAACCCTCGCTGTCAACCACAATGCGCGAAGTGGGCGTACCAATAAATACCCCATTGCTCAAGTCAGTCGTATTGAATGTTATTGCTGTGGCTGTGTTGATTACTGTGGCTGCTTGTGTGGTCGTATCAAAAAACGACCCATACCTTGCTCGCTTGAACTCCCTCGGCGGTGGGGTCATTTGCAAACCGTCAACCGCTTTATTCAACTTGTCCACCAGTGCCAAAGCCTGATTTGCTTTGTTTTCAGCCAAAGCCACTGTCACCGCAGTTTCTTGCGCTAACAATGCAATCCTATCAAGTGCGTTCTGTGCCTTTGCACCCAATGCTGCATCATTAACTTCAGTCTCTTGCGCTAAAGCAATGATCTGCGCCAACGCATCATTTGCTGTTGACTGGGCTGTTCCTGCGGCAATATTAATCTCAAGCACTACATCAGGCGCAATCGCATCCACAGTCGCAAACAATAACTCAAACTGCCTTATCTGCTGTTGGTCAGTCAGGAATTGTGCAAGCTGGTCTCGCGTCAGATTCAGCTTACGAGAAACTGGTGCGGTTGCCATCAGTATGCCAATGCTTCTATTTGCGCTTCAAGTCTTACATAGGACACATGGGCATCACTGTCGCCGCGGAAACGCTGTATTCGCCAGTTCCTCATATGCCCCTGCTGAAACCATGTAAGGCGCTTTTTACGATCACCAATCGTGCCAACAGCGATAAACTTTTCCTGTGAATAAGCCTGCCCATCCAAAGAATAACTGGTGCTGATTTGTGGATTCTTGCCAAGCGCAATACTGCCAGTCAAGCTGACCAATTCCATCTCGTTGAATATCGCCCCATTACTTTCGTTGTAGACAATCAGTGTGCCGAACTCCCAGTAGACTTGCTGCCCCCAGTGGTGTCCTGTGTCTTGCACCAAGTAGCCGATGTTGCTTGTCTGTGGGTCACCTACCATCCACTTGTCATATACCCAAACCATGTTGCGAGCACGATATTGCGAAAGACCGATCAAGGTACTCACCAAAGTAAACCAAACAGGAACTTGCAATGCTTCGGATGCAGCCGCGTCATAAACTAAAGTTTGGTCAGGCAAATGCACATAAAGATGTTGATGGTTTTTGTCGTTTCTTGCTTCCAGTTTGACCAAAGCCAACTGTGCTTCTGTGTATTCCAACAGAATATTGTCAATTTCTTGAGTGCTGATTTTTGTAGTTACTGCCGCAGCGCCAACATAAATACCTGGGGCTTCATTTCTGCCACTACCCAAAAATGCTATGCGATCAATAAACACACAGCAAGCAAATGTTCCTACTACACCTTTTTGTATCTGTGCGCCATCAATCCGTGCGAATGGAAACAAGTCACCGCCCACATTATCGAAAACCTCAATCGTGTTGCGGTTAAGCGCAAAAATCTCGTTTCGCAATTTTAGCAACGCCACTACAGGGTCGGGGTCAACCTCTGAACTCCCGTACTTCAAAGGATTCACAACTAGCGGATTTGACAGCTCAGTAACAATCAAGAACTCGCCATCCGTAGTCATGAAATACCCATCCACCCACACCACATCCAGCACCACCCCAAGGTCAGGGTCGGTCACTTGGGTTAGGGTCGAGCCATCCCAGTAATAAAGTCGCCCACCCGAGGCAATCGCCAACTCGTCAAAGCTGTAATCAAATGTCACCAGTTGATCTATTGGTCCACCCACATCGCCCAATGTGGTTACTGCACCCGCGCTGTCAATCTCAACCAACTTTGTACCCATCACCCGATACAAATCACCTTGCCAGTTGATGCCACCTCGGTCAATGCCTGGCCCTGTGCCATTGGAAACAATGCCATCGCCTGGTCGCAGAAACCCATTGCTGATGCCTGATTGTTTTGGCACAGGCACTAAGTTGACTGGGTACGATGTACGCAGTTCAGGTGTGTTGTCGGTGTAAATACCGTTAAGAATAGGTATTTGCATTACTTTTCACCTATTGATGGCAAAACTTTCTTTTCTTTGTCCCAGTATTCTTTGTAGTTTTTGGAAAAGTATTCAGCATCTGCCGCATTGTCAAACGAAATGTAGTCCTTGCTTTTCAACGCCCTGTCAAAGGCATCATCACCATAATTTTTCAGTTCTTTATTTTCGTAAGCAATCCGTGGGTAAACAATAAACTTGTTTGGTCCTGCTTCCGAATATTCCATTTGATGTGTGGCGATCTCTCCCTTGCCCAAGTCCATGACTGGATACGCCTCTGGGTTAAGAATTCGGCGAACAAAGTTTTTCCCTTGATTTTCTTTCAGCACGTTTTTTAAGGTTTCGTAATCCATTCTTATTTCGCCTTGTTGCGTGCGCTGATGCGTTTTGCTTTGGCTTGCGCGTCTGCCTTTGAAGTAGCCCCCCAAGCCCTCAAACTCAACAGCAGGCGGGTAGGTTCACCGTCTTTATATTCAGGGCCAGCGTTGCCACCCATACGAGCTAGAAACGATGCTCTGCGTGGGTTGTCGCCAGTCTTGACTGGTGGCTTTAGATTCATGCCTTCAGCCTTTGCAGCAGCGCGACCTTTTGCGTTCAAACCGCCCTTTGGGTTCTGACCTTCTTTGCGTGCATAGACTGGGGTTTTCATCTAAAACTCTTAATCTTTTCGGCAACCTTTTTTGGTTGCTTTGCAAACTGCTTGCCTGCTGCCGTCGCCTCACGCTTTGCTTTTGTGGTTGCAGCGTATTCAGCAGGGGTCAATGCTTTGATTGCCTTTGCTGGCAAATATCTTTCGCCAGTTTCCGACGATGGCTTGCCTGACTTTGTGCGCCAGTCCTGCTTGCCCCAATCTGACAGTGACTTTTGCGGGGCTTTCATTTTTTGGCTTTTTTGGGTGGTGTATGTTTCAGGTTCACACTAGCAGCCGTGTGCGTTGCGCCAGTCATAACCTTATCTCCAATCTTATGCACTGGGCCTTTGTAAACTTTGCCATCAGGCAAATAGTGTGCTGCTTTTTTAGTCACGATAGCCACCGCCTTTTTTCTTGTACTCCACCGCTAACATTTGGGCTTTTCGGGCTGACCATTCGCCTGGGTCACCGCCCTTTGTCCCTGCCTTGATT